GAGCCGGGAACATGTAGGTGCCCTTGTAGCCCTTGGCCGCCTGCCAATCCCGGTACCGCTCCAGCAGAGCGCATACCTGATGGGTCAGCGGCAGGTGATGCTCGCAGCGGGTCTTGGTGTTCTCGGTGGGGATGAACCACTCACCCTGCTCGCCCAAGGTCAGGTGCGACCATTGGGCCTGCCTGGTCTCCCCGGAGCGTGTGCCGTGGCACAACATCATCAGGGCCAGCATGCAGTCCTGAGGGTGTTGGTCGAAGCAGGCGGCCAATTGCCCGATCACTTCCTCGAGCTGGACGGCGCGCAGCCGTGATGGCTTGGGTTGGATGCGGGCCTTGGTGAAGTCGGTGAACCTGAACCCGGCGATGGGGTTGGTGGTGATCAGCTGCAGTTTCTCGGCTTGGCGGAACGCGACCACCAGCACGCCCCACATCAGGCGGACGTAGGACAGCGACATTTCGGCCTGCATCGGCCACATCACCAGCTTGTCGAGTGTCGAGCGGTCCACCTCTTCCACCGACAGATCGGCGAGCCGTGGCTTCAGGTGGCAGGAGATGATCGAGGTGTTGGTAGAGCGGCGCTTGGCCGACAGGCTGCGGTCAACGGACTGGCGGGCGGTGAACCAGTCCAGCAACTGGCCAACGGTCTGCAACGTGCCAGCGGCGGCTGATGCCTTCGGGTCGGCTGCCAGGCGTTCGCGGATCTTCGGCAGCGCGCTGACCAACCCCTTCACCGGCAGCTCTGGAAATCCGGCGATCTTCTCCCACTTCTTGCCCACCACAAGGTGCCAAGTACCGCGATCACGGTTTTGATGGAAGCGGAAATACACGCCTGGGTACCGAGCATCACGCAGGTCACGGATATGGGTATTGCCGGCCTGCCGCCGGATCTCTGCGTCGGTAAACGAAGTGAGCAGTGTCTGGGTCATGCGGCGACCTTGGTTTGAGGTTGAAGAAGGTAGGCCCTGATGGCCTCAATGGCGTCGACGTGCCCACGGCAGACGATGGCCAGGTAACCCTGATCAGTCAGCGCCTGTAGGTATGCGTCCTGGGCCGGGGAGACGGCGGCGTCATACGGCGCCCGGGCCTTGAATTCGATGTACAGGCCGAAGTAACCGCCGCGGGCCATCGGCAGCACCAGGTCAGGAACTCCAGCCTTCACGCCCTGCTCTTTCAGCTTGATCGCCACCAGCTTGTGCCGGTGGCCACCGTTCGGGACGTGAAAGATCAGCTTCGAGGCGGCGGGATAACGCAGGCTGATCTCCTTGATCAGCGCGGCCTGCTCTAGGCCCTCGCGGTCGATTGACTTGGCACGCACCGGCTTGACGCTGAAGGCCTTCGGGCTGAACGGTTTCAAAGCTTCACCTTCCCTTCGCGAATCAGGATGTCCTGGGTACGCATCACGCCCTCGGCTAGGTAAAGACGCACGTCGTCATGGGTCAACTGCACCGGCGCACACAGGCGGCCGTCGGCGATGTCGTGGCAGTAACCGCAGGCCCAGGCAGCCTGGAAGTCGTTGGGCTTCATGCCCATGCCGCAAGTCCCGGCCAGGCGGTAGTGCGCGAGTACAGTGGTGGACGGCTCGCAAGAGCAGCCCGGGAATCGAACCTGGCACTCGCGATCGCGGGCGGCATTGGTGAGTTTGCTCATCGGGAACCGCCTGCAAGCCGGGCGCGAAGCTCAGCAATTGCGCCTTTGCCTACTTCGGGCGTTATTCGTCCGTCCACCTTAGCGGGCAGCGCCTTGGGCATTGACTGAAGCGGCAAGCCGTCGAGCAAGCGCCGAATAGTGATCGTGTAGTTCCGGTCGAACAGCTTCAGGCTGAACGCAGCGTCGAGCTTGTTCAGGCTCTCAAAACCGCATTCTTTGGCCGTGTGCCAGACAGCATCGTGCGACCACTTGCCCTGCCCCGCCATGCCTGGATGGGCGTTCCGCACGGCTTCACGGTGAGCGGCCGCCAGGGGAGGTAGACCGAGCATTTCCGGGGTCGGTTTGCACCATTCAATGAACTGACCCGGGCTCGGGATGAAGTCAGACACCTGCTTGCGCGCCTTGATCATGCCGAATTCGATCTGGCCCTGGGTGCGGATGCCTTCGTCGAGGAAGGCTTGCATCCACTGGACCTTGGCGGCGCGGTAGGTCTCCTTGTCCGGCCAGGCTTGGCGCCATGCTGAGCGAATGAGACGAAGCTCAGTGAACAGATCGTTGATAGCGACCGCCATCTGGCGTCGGCCTTCGTCCTGGGGCGCCTGGATCTCATCTTTCGGGATGAACTCACCGGCTGCGGGGTTAGCCCAAAGGCCCTGGGTAACGGCGGATACTTGCTTCATCACGATTGCACCCCGTTCTGCCAGTCGGTGTCGTCGTCATCGAAGTCCGATGCCGGTGCTGGCTTCTGACGTATCGGCGTGACGTTGGTGGCGGCAGCGCGGGCCTTGTCGTTGTTCACCCACTTGACCAGCATGCTCACCCACTCAGCCTGAGTGTTGACCTGGTGCTGTGGCTCGTAGTGGCCGGTGAATGCGACCCGCACTTCCTCGGTGAACAGGTCAAGCGACAGGCCACGATGAAAGGCATAGGTTTTCAAGAGCTTTTCGTCCGGCACCCAGTCGAGGGTCATCTCGCTGAGCATGCGAGGGTCGACTGGCTCCCGCGCAGAGAGAGGGTTTTGATCTTCTCTTCTCTTCTCTTCTTTAGGTAACGCACCGCTAACGCTCGAAGCGTTACTTTTTCCGTTACTCGCCTTGTGGTTTGCCACTCGTTTTGCGGTAAGAAGCCTGTTTTTAGCGGTCTTCCCGTTGTGGCGGTCGAAGTGCGGGAGGCTGATAACGCCGTCGATCTCGATCATCCAAGCGACCGACTTCATGTGTTCGCAGAAACCGATAACGCCGACGAGACGATCAAGTAACTTTTTGCTAACGCTCGGAGCGTTACCATTTTCAGTTTGCTGATCGAACCAACCCCATACGCGCATCAGCTTTCCGACGACGGCATCAGGGTCGATATCGGCAAGGTCAGCAATCTGGCAGACCTCGGGCTTGTCCAGGGTGGTGAGTTCGAATTTGATCCAGTCGCCGGCCATTACAAAGCCTCCTGCATGACTGTTGCGAGATGGGTGATGCCTTTGCGGGTGACCATGACCTGCTCGACTACCTTGAGGTCTTCCTCGGCGCCCTTCCCGACCTTGACCAGCTTGTGCTCGAGCAGGCCGGCGGTGAGGCGGGGTTGATACGCAGACCAGGCCGAGAACGCGGCGCGGCGGTAGATCCAGCGGTTATCGCTGAGCCACTTGAAGAGTTTCAGCGGGCCGATGCCCAACTGCTTGGCGGCCGAGGTAATGCAGATAGAGCCTTCGGTGGCTGATAGGCGCTCAAGGGCTTGAACCTTCGGGGCCTGCTGCTGGATGACCTGGTGCAGCGAGGCATTTTGCTTGGCTACATCGGCGGCGAGCTGCAGGGCATCGGCAAAGTTGGTGGGGATTTGAAGCTGACCGACAACCTTCGACTCCAGCTCCTGCCACCGGTCGATCACGCGAGCGCGGTGCTCGTCGCTGTAGCCGGCGATCACAAGATGGGTATCGCGCTCCGTCAGGTCGTAGACTTCAATTGGCCGCCCGCCAGTCGACTCTCGGCGGCTTTTACGATCTGATCGTAAAAGCCCTTTACTGAAGAGCCGCTCGATTGTCGCGATGACATCGTTGTGGCGAGCCTCGACCAGATCTGCGATCTCGCGCGAAGACATTGTGTGGCGCGACACCTTTTCAGAATTGCCAAAAAGTGTCGCGACACTAGGGGTATTGCCAGAGGTAGCTGTCATGCTCATAATGCCCCCACAAGTTTTATTGCTGTTGAAAGAGCCGGGTTGCAGCCCGGCTTTTTTATGCCTGCGATTTACAAGCACTACTAAGGTCTGAACCTCGCTGGTACGCTGCTGAGTTCTTACGCAAAGCAATTACCAGGAGATTCAGATGGAACGGATGGGGATCAGCGCCGTTGGCATGCTGTGGTTCAGTAGCGCAGGCCAGTACAAGGACTTCCTTGCTATTTTCGAAGACGCCGAAGTTATGCCGAGCACCTTTTCCAAGTGGCAGCAGCGCGCGATGCAGATGCACGACAACATCATCAATACCGGTGGCGTCATCATCAAAGCGTATGCAAGCCCTGAAGAATTCAAGGCCTGGTGCGCCACGCACAATCATGGGCTCGATGCCAAGGGTCGCATGGCATTCGCAAGCTTCCAGGCAGCCCAAAAGATCAATCAGACTCACCCCGCTCGCAAAAACCAGTGATCCTTCACGCTGCAGTTCAATTCGAGTCATTTGGGTCTGCCCTTCCGTTGTCGTAGTAATTGCCGGTCTAGCCACCGGCTTTTTTGAGCCTGAAATTCAGTGCTTCAATCTTTCCTGCGGAACGCTTGAATCGTTCCCCTCATCGGCTTCGGTCTTGTTCTTGTTGCGATAACTTGCTGAATGCCTTCTTTTATGAGCTGCGGAACAGTTATTTGCCTCTCTTCCGCCAGCCCCCTCAAAAACTCCAAATCATCGCCATCGACCAATTCGCCAACGGTCATTCCTTCTTGGTTGCTGCTCATAGGGCCTCCGGAGGGACTCAAGAGGGACTTCAGGCCACACGGCTGTTTCGCTTAAGCTCTTCCCTCATCCCGTCGATCCATGATTCAAGAGCTTCACGGGCCAGCACTGCCTTTCTGGTTCGATGAACCTTGGCCAGACTGACAAGCGCAGCTTCGTACTCGTCATCCAGGCGGACCTTTGTCTCGTTTTCGTGCTTGTAGCTGGGTTGATCTGAGTCATATGCCATTGGTGAGGCTCCTTGGTTGTTCGAAAGGGTTAAGCGGCTGATTTTTGGGAAGGGAACGGGCGCTGCTCCTGTGCCTGGAAGCTGCCATCGGGCAGTTCAAGCACGCGGATATCCCGTTTCGCGGATAGGGCTTTGTGAATGGCTGGGGCGGTCACCCGAAGAAGCCGTGCGGCTTCGGACTGCCCTTTGTCAGCCACGAACTTGTCGAGGGGAGTCTCATTCATGGTCATGCCTCTGCTTGTAGATGAAGCTGATATTAACCATCTGTTAATTTTTAATCAATACCGATGGTTTCTTCTTATTTTTAACCATTGGTTTAAATTTGCGCCATGACCAAAAAACGAATCCTCCCGCCCGAGCTGATTGCCGAATGCGCAGCCGCGCACGACCTGTTCCTCTCGAAGAAGAACGAGCTGAAGCTCAGTCAAAAGAAAATCGCCGATGAGGCGGGAATGACGCCGGCTGCCGTGAATCTCTACTTCAAGGGCATCAACCCCCTGAACACGAAGTTCGCAGCGGTACTGGCGCGCATGCTTGATGAACCCGTTTCAGCATTCAGCCCGCGCCTGGCGGGCGAGATAGCGGCACTGACCAGCGCTCCCGTTAAGACTGCTGCGATTGGCGGCGCGAGTGCGGCCGAGAAGGTTATGGAGATGATCCGCAAGCATGCGGGGAAGAATCTAGACGCCGATGCGCAAGAGAAGATCGCGGCTGCTGCTCTCACGGCGGCCAGTGAGGCGCAGGGCAAGGTTATTCAGGCAGATTTTTCAGGGCTGAAGGCCCGTGCGGGCGAGATCGTGATTCGCCAGTACGATGTCCGGGCCTCGATGGGTCACGGCCAAGTACCGGGTGACTACAACGAGGTGGTCCGTAATCTCATCATCCACGAAGACGTGTTGCGCGAGAAAAACATCTCGTACACCTCCCCCCACTCGCTAGCCATGATTACCGGCTGGGGCCAAAGCATGGAGGGCACGATCAACGACAAAGACCCGCTGATAGTTGACAAGGGCGTCAACGAGTTTTCTGGCGAAGGCATATACGTCCTGACCTGGCACGAGCACCTGTACATCAAGAGGATTCAGGTATTGGATGCTGACCGTTTTTTGCTGGTTTCCGACAACCCTAATATTAGGGACCAAGAAGCCCGGATTGAGGATGTGACCGTTCATGCCAAGGTGTTGCTGATCTGGAATGCGAGAAAGGCCTGACCCATGCCCCTCATCAAGCCCAACCAGCAGCTACGCCGTGACCTTAAAGAGGCTGCGGCCCTGCTCAAGTGGTCGGGCGTCGATCTGATGCAGGCTGCCGTGCGGCTGTCCGAGGCGGGTCAGGAAGATGAAGCCAAGGAGCTGATGATTCTCGCGCTGAGCTATCAGGCAATGGAGGACAAGCTGGCAGGTTATGCGGATGAGGTGAAGGTTGGGCTGATAGCCCGTAGCAGGCCCGAGTAGACGCGTGGTTTGGCGCGGCGGGATGCTTTGAATTTTGAAGATGGTAAGCCGATATAGGCCTCATAAAGTGCAATGGAGAACACAAATTGTCAGATAATAAAAAGCCGAGAAGCCCTGTAAGCGTTCCGAGCAAATCCGGCCCCTCCCGAAGCTCTAATGGAGATCAGCCGCGCAAAAGAAGCGGCTATACTGAGGACGGGATGCCTCCTAATATCATTTCTCAAAATCGTCCGGCGCCCCCAAGGCCGACTAATGACAAGCCATGATGTAGCGGAAAAGCACTACACCCTGTCGTTTTACGTAAGAAGGTGTGTGAAATATCACGCCTTCAGATCTGCTTTTTTTTCAAAACTTAACTCCGTCACATCCTTCATCGGCGTACTTTTCGGATCCGCAGCGCTTACGTCTATCGTAGCCCAGGCCCCCGTCTGGATTTCCATTTCTGCCTCTTTGGTTGTTACCGTATTTTCGGCTTTAGATCTTGTAATAGGTACTGGACGGAAGGCATGGGAGCACAACGACTTCAAAAAGGCGTACCAGGCGGTTGAGCTCTCCCTTCTTGAGCTCGGAGAGTCCAAGAGCACAGAAGAATCCCTGTGCGCCCTTGAAATCACAATAAAGAAGATTGAATCCCAAGAGCCAAAAGAGCTTCAATTCCTTAACGAGATGGCCTCCAACGAGGTGATCAGATCAATATATCCCGCTGATGAAGCGATGAAGCATGTTGTTGATCTTCCGTGGAGTAAGAGGGTGACCGCCAATATTATCGACTGGGATGTAGGTCCCTACATATCAGCCAAGCCTACGTAAATAAGCCCGGCCCAGCGCCGGGCTTCTTGTTTCTGCCATCCGCGATCTGAATCCGTAGCCCGCCACCGAGCGGGCTTTTTTGCGACCGTCAGAAAGGCGCTGGCTCCTCCTCTAACGCCTCCACCTCCTCTAGATCAACCACCCTATCCTCGTCGCTTGGCGCCTCCCACTCCAGTAGCACCCCGCCGTCATCCTGGAAGACCATGTTCACGCCGTCCGTCTCGGCGATCCTCCCCATGACCTCATCCCACTCGGCGTCACGGTCCGTGTCCAGGCGATGAATAACTGCCGAGCACCGCTCCTGAGCTCGTGGCGAATTGATCATTGACGATACCCGTAGACCTAAGCGCTCAACCGCGGACATCTCAACTCGTACAACCTGCTTAGCCTTCTGCGCTTTGCTCATTTTCCCCCACCCTATGCTGTACATCCATCCAGTGATGGCAAAAGCATAACTCACGCCCAATTAAAATAAATTAACCATCGGTATTGACGTTAAAATAAACCGATGGTTAACTA